GTGCTCATCGGGCCAGCACGATTAAACACCACAGCTTGGCCGCCTACAGCTTGCAGCTTGACCTTGATGCGCTTGAGCGTCTTGCCAGCCAGGTCGAACATGTCTTGAATGTTCTTGAAATCCACTGTGACCTGCGCAATAGGAGCCTGCTTGGGAGCAAGGCCACGAGCAGTCAGAGTCTCGACCCAGTGCAATTGTTTTTCACTCAGCCGGCCCCACTGCGCAAAGTTGCCCAACAGGTCGTTTGCGAACTTGGCGTCGCCGTAGCCCAGTGCAGGCAGCACGGCCCGCAGTGCATCCACTGCCGGGACTTGTTCAGGGTTAGCTTGACGCTGCACAGGCTTGCGATAGTTAGCATACATCATTTCTTGCTCCGTTTTGCTACAGTAAAAACATTATAGCACAAGTGCCATTTCGAGTCAACCGTTTGCTCGCACCCGCACATCAGTGTTCAGGTTGGGTGCAAGCTCGCGAATCATCTCGCGTTCGGCAGCATGAGCAGCGGCCTTGCCGCGCAGCACGTCGATCACAAGAACCGCAAAGGCTTCAGTGCCCCGTTTGCGCATAGCTTCGTACAGCAGCCAGCTCTTGTCCTCGCTACGTGAGCGATAGATGTGCTTGTTGAAACGAGTCTGCGCTGACTTCTGCACAGTAGTTTCAGTCTTTGCAGTGACCCCAATGTAGAAGTCGCTGCCCGAAACTAAGGCATACACAATGTGGGTACGATCTGAACGCTTTTTTCTAACCATGTAACCATTATAGCACAGGATGAATTAATGGTCGACCGCTGAACTTTTGGCTCTTACCCCGAAGAACTTCGATCAAGTGCCCAGTATAGCACAGGATGAATTAATTGTCAACCGCTGCGGCGCCGCATTTTTGACGCTTGGCCTGGGTTAACTTGCCAAAGTCCACAGGCCACTCGGTACCGGGCTGCAGCTCAACCGCAGCATTAGGGAATGCAAATTGCACACCTGCTGCTGCTTCAATCTGCGTAACCGGCAAACGGAACTTGGTCAAGTCGTTGCCCAAATTGGGGTACGGAGCCAGGTGCGGGAATGCCCAGCCGGCTATCTCGTTGGTTTGATTGTTGATTACAATCTTGTAAAAACCATTTGGGACCACGACCCCGGAGCCAATTTTCATATTCTTTGCATCGTACACCCCACCCACGTACACCGTGTAGCTTTGATTGCGTTGAACGGCCCAGCCACGAATGCTGGTCTCGAGCAGTTTCCAGATGCCACGATTCAGGGAACCAGCCTGCGGGCTCATGTTGGTCATCAAGAATGATTCAAACTCTACCTGGACATCCCAAGATAGATCTCCGTCCGGTGACATATGACCTTTATCGTAGCCAGTGCCTGCATAGTCAGCAGCAGTGGCCCCTCCTGCGACTGATTGATCGGTGGCAAAAGCATTAGTGCGAGCAACACAACCAAGAGCATTTTGTGGAAGTAGCTCATATGTCACGTATTTAGGCAGCTTGGCTGCTGCATCATACCCTACTAAGTAGGCTTGCCGGCAAATTGGCTGCACGCCTGTTGTCTGTGGGAACCCATACGGAGCATGAACCTTACAAGTTTCCGGATCTTGTGGAGCACGTTGTGTCCAGGCTGTTGCGCCGGGTGTGCCTGTTGCGGCAATGATCGCTACCGCTAACGATATTAGAAATTGTCTCATGCTTGCTGTGCCCTTAAAGTCAAAAGGGTCAGCTGCTGTTTATATGGAATCGATAATTCCGTGAGAATTTAGGTATGCATCTAATCGTGCTTGATAAGAGCTATCTGGAAACATTTCAGCCAACCGTTGTAGCATATTTAGCATGGTGGTGGTTATGGATTTCATGATAGTTAGTACAGCTTGCTTATATGGCGAGCAGCCCGGATCTCTCCCCATGCTGCTAAAAAGTCCCAAATGGCCTTGATTACTGTCTTCATAGTATCCAGCCTTGGCCGCGAGTCATCTTGCGATCGTATTCTTTGACCCAGTATTCCATTTCTATTACCGAGGTCGGCTTTTTACTGAGCACGAACCTATCAAGCTCATTTGAATAACTCGCTGATGAAAAAAAATGATCGAAAAATTTGATTAAGATTGCTAACATGATGTGTCCTTTGTTAAGTATGCAGAAACTCATGGTTTCTACTTATTTATGTTGCGACGCAACATACTAAAGATTATTGATTGCGGGGTTCGACTAGGTCAATCCACGCTCGAAGGTCGCCGTGTAGAGTAGCCATAACAGCGTCTCGACTGCTAAAGAACACCACATGAGTTCGACTTATGTAGTAAGGCCAAGTAAGACGCTGATCCAGAGCCAACATGAACCGCTGGTTTAAAGTTTTACGTGGGTCTTCAATTGCCACTGACCAAGATTCAATCTCCAGGAGATCATGCAGCACACAGTATCCATGATCCGTAAGTCTGAGGCCACCAGTGCTGCGTATGTTCGCCCACCAAGTGACCATGGCCCGGTTGGCTGTCTCCCGACGAGCCTCGGGAATCAAGTCAATCAGCTTGCTTACTATTTCAAGTTTTCGGTTTTTCATTGGGGAATATCTGCTCCCCTTGTGTCAACAGCACTACTGAAAACTTGTCAGTTTTGAACTGGGTATTGAGCTTCTTGGCCAAGTTTATAGCATGCCCCTGATTGGGGAAGCTGACTTTTTTATACTTGGGACCCGGGTACTGCACCAATAGGTTACTGGTTTTTAAGTTGATGGGCTGGCGGTCAAAGAATACAGCCCAGACTCCTTCGGCTGCTAATACTTGCTCGGTCTTGTATGTACTACGATTAGTTACTTCAACAAGTACAGTTGGTCTGGGTCGGCTCATCAATAAACTCCTACATTTATTTATGAGCGAATTTCACTGGCTAAAAGGTACCGCCCTCAACCTCGACTGATATAACGTTTGTTGTTTGCGCAGCAGCGCCCTGTACTCGCTCTTGCAGTACCTGCACAGCCAACAGCAGTTTGGTAATGTCGGCATGCAGATCCCTAGCGTCAGTCATGGACATTGTGAAATCTCGCAGGTTACGACTTTCGGTAGCCTTGATCTTATCGATAAATTTGTTGATATGAATACTCATGTCTGTGCCTCGGCTTCGTTGCGGAAAGGCCCTTTGTATTCATACCGTTGTAGAACAATCAACTTGGGGCTCTGGACCACTTGCCAAGTGCGGCCGGTACGCACACGATACCATCCGGCAGCAAACCAAGACTTGGACCTGGGTTCGCGTGTCCAGAGAGGTACCTGATGCTTGACATCATAGATGGCATTGTATGGACGTCCGGTAGTAGGGAATCCATTGACCTCATTATCAACTACAGGCGCAGCTTTCTTCTCGATAGGTTCAAAGTCAATTTGAACTTTTTGTTTAAGAGTCTTGATGGATTTGTATTGTTGTACAACGTTGTTGATTTTGATTTGGAACCCATCTGGGCCAGCCTCGATGTTACCAACTTTGGTATCACCTTGCCGTAGGATCCAATACTGATTAGGTATTACTGTTTTGGCTACTATCATTATTAAGTACTCCTGGGTATGTTTGGTTCAGCCAACGACCGAATTGTTCTGCTGATTCAGATGCACGATTGAGTTCAAACTTGCCGCAAAACTTCATGAACCGTGCACCTACTTGTCCGATATCTCTGTGTCTAATTTGGGTTTTGATTGCTGTGTCTACCGCAGCTTTGATGTTGTCGGGCTGTGCAGTAAGATCAATCAGCATGAGATTGCGCTCATAGTCATCCAGCACACGATGTTCAGCACCTTCATGATCAGTCCAGCGTTGCAACATGAGATTGTTCCACGCATAGCCTTGACGTTCTCGATCGGCAAATGCCTCGAGCAGCCCTACTTTGTTCTTGGTGCCTTTGACACGCACGCCGGGATAGGCCGAAAACACATTGTCGCTGGAATCTCCACGCATGCACTTTTCAAACAATAGCCATTTGGGTTCGGGAACAGTCTTGGGTAACTTGGTTTTTTTGTCAATTACGAGTTTGTTTTTGGCGTCAAAAATGCCTTCAAGAGTCAGCAGCTCGTCGGTGATGCCGTTGAACTGTTGCACATTTGGCGCAAGCAATTGAACAAAGTCGGTGTCGCTGCTGACAATATAATGTTGGTCTTGGGGGTGTAACGCTATCCACCGTGCAATAATGTCATCGGCTTCGGCGTTTTCATGTCGGATAACTGAACAGTTGGTCTGTTCACTCAAGTATTTAGTAAAGTTATCAAATGTTTCCCAGAACAGTTTATCTTCTTCTTGCTCTTTTTCTGTAGCAGCAGCCCGTAGTTCAGCACGGTTGCGCTTGTAGGGAAGATACACATCCTTGCGCCAGCTGCGCCCCTCGAGTGCAAACACAACATGGTCGGCGTTGAATTTACGCGCCACCTTGTTCACTGCACTCAGTGTGATGTGTAGGGCGTAGCCGATCTTTTCCCAAGGATCACTTGCACGGAACGCCACATGACGTGCGCGGAAGAACATGTTTGCAGTATCAATCAAGAGATATTTCATTAGGTGATCAGTTTGTGTTGTATCATGTATTGTAACACATATCGACTCCAGGCCGTATGGGCCTCTTGTCCAAAATGCCAAGAATCAGGTGCAACTGTTTGGAAACCGTTGTTTTTTAGCCACTGATCGTAGGTCAACACAGGATCATATGGACCTATATAGCTATTGCCCCAATATCGTCGATCCGCCGGCTGTATGTTGCCAAAGTGATTATTTCCGTTTGAGAACACATGCTTCACTCCCAATGCATTCAGCTCAAGATGAAAATCCCAAATAGTTTGATGTGCCTGGTCGGTTACCTGTTTCCAGTCAACTCCGACAACAAAGTTTTTGTACTGCTCTTTTAGCTCATCGGGCACGTGATCAATTCCCGATGCGTTAACTTGGTAATAGGTACCGTTGTGTGACCATTCTTCGCGCTCCCACGTGCTCCATTGAATGACTACTAAAACCTCAGTAGTTGAAAGATCTGTATCTTTTAACCATTGCCGTGTAGTACGAAGTATCCTAGTGTTTGAACTGGCGGATTCTGCGTCACACTTGTAACTGGTTTTGATAATATCGGATAATCTTTTGCCCCAGCTGACTGCCGAGTTATCTGGATGTGGTACGCGGCCCATGTAAAAGTAGCGATGATCATCCTCGGCAAATGCATGACAGTTAACAGCTTCAGCAGCCGCAGCATGGCTATCGCCATTGACGTATAAGATCATTAAGCACCTTTACAATTCTTTAAACTTTCTGATTCTACTACCCGCTTTCTTAGACTGCTGCTGCTAAAACTATGATCTCTTGCGTTGTAGATAATTTTGATGTTGCGTTGTGTGCATATAGTCTTACCGGTAAAGTCACGAGCTGCGTACTCGATGCCCAGTATTCTAACATCCACGGGCAGGATAAGCAACTGGTCTTCTAGATCTTTTTCTGTTTGGTACACCACAACCTCATCAACATATCGAGTAGCAGCCAACTGAATCTGCCGTTCTACAATGGTTTGAACCGGAACGTTCTTGGTTTCTGGTCTGTCTATGGTCGGATCTGTTTGTAGACCTGCAATCAAGTAGTCGCAGTAGTTCTTGGCTTCGCTTAACATTGCAATATGCCCGGCGTGCAACATATCAAACGTACTAAACACAATGCCGATTGTTTTACCTTGCTCTTTGAGCTCTTTTACTTTGTTGAATATCATGGGTTTATTTTAAATAGTCCCTCAAACGATCCAGTTGGGGTCGGAAAATTACTATACTCAGTTTGGAAAATACCTGGCTTTAGATTATCATTGATCAATTGTGCTAGTATTTTATTATTCTCTAGTGTTAAATGTGCAGGCCTTGTATCTTGGTACTTAGAGAATACTCTAAGATATGGTATGCTAGGGAAGAAATACTTCATCTCAATAATACCCAATGAGAATAAATCAAATTCGGTAGCCAATGGATGATTAAAGCAAGGTATAATCATTAAGTTTGGATACCGCTGTAAGAATCCATGTGCCGCTGCTTGATAGATACGATTAGAAGAATCACGATCATAAACATGAGTAGAGTAATCAATACAAATATTAATTTTAGTATCAAGTTCAGATTCCTCTTTCTTTTTTGGAGAACCAGCTATGTTACCGGCGTGGTGATATCCATCTTTGGTCCGGATACTGTGCCGGCCTGGCCGAGTCAAACACCAAATTATAAAATCATAGTGGCTGTTATATTTTTCAAGTAGCTCTGCACTGTATTCAATGCTGGATCCGCCTCGACCGTGACAAGTAATTTTGTGCCCAAACTGCTGTTCTAGCACACGCCACCAAATATCTTGTTTACAATCTGCATCGGCAAAACTATCTCCAAACACCCCGATATGCATGATTAACTGACTTCCCGCCGACCGTTACCTAGATTCCTACTGCGCACATACGGTTGCGGGTTCATGGCTTGTTCCTGCTCCCAGGTTTCCATTACAACGTGTCTGCAGACATTCTGGAACCACCGGTCCACAATTTCCGAGTCAGTGTCTTCGCGCTTGATTTGATATCCAGCCCGCACTAAATTAGCAACAAACTTTTCATTCCAGTCAATTTCAAATGCGCCCTGATGAAGATTTTCAGGATCAACCTCCAGCCCAAGGATTGCCACATACGGTTCTCCGCGTTCGGTGGCCAGTTCCTTGGCAGACTTCTTTGGCGCAGCAGCGGCCTTCGGAGCCTTCGGTGCTTCGGGTTCCGCTGGCTTTGTAAATTTTTTCTTCAGATATTCAAACATCAAGTGCCCCACTCGTTCTTGAACAAGGTCACTTGGAGACGATCGCTATACCTTAGCCCATGCTTGATTGCAAATGCTGCCACGTTGCGATTGTTCATGCCGTACACCTTTTCTACCCCGCCAATAGGCATCAGGTAAGCAGGCCCTTTAAATCCAGCTGCACGGTAAATTTCTATAACTTCAAGTGCTTCGGCTGCATCCTCTTCGGACGCAATCACAAACTTTAGATAGGTGTATCCTACTTTTTCATATTCGCACACTACTTCAGGAAGAATAGCATCTTCTCTTGATTCGCCACTAACCCCAAGCTTGGCGCTGACACTAAATGTAATAGCGTTGTATCCGCGTTTCTCAATACCCCAATCTTCGAGATATTGTTTGAACTCACCGGTCAACTGTTGAGTACCATTGGTTTCAAATGTGAGCTCTTTTAGACCTTGCATTGACGGATGATTTAACAGGTCTGGATAAGCACGTTGCCACCCCAACAAGGGTTCTCCACCTGTGATAACCAAGTGTTCTTCCCGCCACTCTTTGTGCGGTAGCATTTCACAAATGCTCTTGACAATGTCCTTGGTATCAATCACCGGGCTAAGATGCTTGAATGCAGGATCCCAGGACGCATAGCTGTCACATCCGGTACTAACAAGAGGAAGTTCTTTGTAGTTAGTGTATGGACCAAAGCTGTCTAGAGCAGCAATCTTGATACGCTCTTGGCTTTTCTCGCCAGGCAGCATACCAAAGCCGTCGCAGGTAAAGTTGCAGCCAAATGTGCGCAAGAACACGCTGGGCACACCCATGTATCGTCCCTCGCCCTGGATGCTATAAAATAGTTCTGAGATTTTAAGTTTGCTCATTCTGTTGTAACGTCATGTGTAAAGATATTCGACCATTTATGCAGTTTTGCTCGTTTTTGGAGCGCAGCATCATATACTTTCTTTTCGCTGAGAACACCCATCTCCATCATCAACTGAAGCATGCAAAGCAAGTCGCCTGCTTCTTCTTCAAGATGTTCCCGGTTAGTCGCTCGTGCCTGTGGCTTGCAATTGTCAATCCCAAACCTAGAGCACTTGCTGACAGCTTGAATGACCTCGGCACATTCTTCTTGAAGAATGTTCATTACTTCAGTTTCTTTGGAATTCATATTGCTAGTGTAACATAGATATTTAGATTACACAAGCTGTTTGGCTAACATTTCGGCTGTACCGGCTACTGTTATTGTCATGCCGCAAGCACAAAACCCTTGAGCCTGGGAGGTTCCCAGTTGGTGGGTTTGAGAATTTTACCATCTTCTCTACGAATAACTTTACCGGTGCGTTGATCAACCTTGGCAAAGTTACTGCGCATTACTTCCTTCCAGGCGCCCGGCGAATCAACACCCATGCTGTGCAGTGCGCCGGCTGTAACCACCATGATATCAATCAAGGCATCTAGTTGTTCAATACGATCGCTATTGGCAACAGCAGCAGCCAGTTCGGCAACTTCCTCCTTGATCAAGTCACAGTACAACTTAAACTGATCTGCATTGGGTGTATCGATGGTTTGCCCACATGCTCGCATAAACTTACGTTGGTCTTCGAAAACATCACTCATATAAACTCCTGTTTTATGTTAAGTATCAACGATTGAGCCATTCGGGATTGTCCCGATACCACTGAATAGTGTGTGCTAATCGTTGATCGATTGCTTCTGATTCTTGCCACCCTAGATCATATAGTTTACTAGGATCAATGCTGTAACACAAGTCGTGTCCTGGCCGATCTATCGGAACTAATTTATATAGCAGTTCAAGATCCATCAAGCGGGCTATTTTTTGTGCAAACTCAAGGTTATCAATAAATCTACTTCCGGCACTGTTCCATTTTTCACACAGTATGGACTGCACTTGTAGAATAAATCTTGTGTGGCCGGCTACATCTCCGGCATACAGCCATCTCCGGCCGCCAATTACTCCATCTGTGCCCACGTGCAGGTTTATGGTCTGGCCTGCTAGCAATTGGCGCATGATTATAACTGGCAACCGATTGCTTTGGCAACGTGGACCAAAGGTGTTGTTGATGTGAATAATACTAACAGCAATACCAAACGAGTTGGCGTAAGACACACACAACTCCTCCCCAGCAGCTTTACTGGCTGCATAAGGACTATTGCTGTTGTAGGCATCAGTTGCTTGACTGTCTTGACCGATAGGTATAGGGCCAAATACTTCTGCACTACTATAATACACAAATCGTTCAACACCGGTATTCCGTGCATATTCCAACAAGTTTAGTGTGCCCAGCACATTGTCCATAACCGATGCTGTAGGATTGTTCAAGCTATCGGCTGCACTGGGATTGGCACCTGCGTGTAGTATGATGTCCACTGCTGGCAAATCAACACAGGGATTTTTAATATCGTGCTCGACTATTTCAACATGATTGATCACATCCTGAAGTCTGCCCATGTTGTGGGTACCTGGACGAACCATGCAGATCACACGATGATTGGGTAAAAATTCTTTTACCAAGTAGTGGCCAATAAAACCATTGGCACCGGTAATTAATACTGTTTTCATGGTTGGTATTTGTAAATAATATCAGTATCTTGTTTTATAATTTGACAATATCCTAGATCACTAAAAAAATTATCTCGCATTTTTTCATCAGTTCCATATCGTCTAGCCCACGGCTCGCACCATTCTAACATGAGCAAAGGATGATATTTTTCAATGGTACGTTGAGCTCCCAACAATGCAAAATATTCGTAACCTTCAATGTCTAACTGTATCAAATCACAGGCCGGTAAATTTAGGTCATCAATGATTACTGTAGGTACATTACCCGTACCGCTTACATGAATGGCGCCAGAGTCGTTGCCTTTGTTTATGTTTACAAAGTTTCTTTCATTGCCCACACAGGCCTGTGTTTTTATTACGTTATTACCGCAGTTCAAAGTCAAACACAAAAAATTTATTGGATCCGGCTCAAATGTATATACCGTGCTAAATCTCTTACTGAACTGGCGTACATACTGGCCACAGTTACCACCGGCTTGCACCATGACACTGTGGCCAGTGACATGCGTCATTAACGTATCAAAAAATTCTGGTGCCAGGCGATACTGGTGCATGTAATCCCACATTCCTCGATCGTAACTGGGCCACCATAATGTTCCCAGTTCAGGGTAACTAGATTCTCTTACTTCAATTAGGTCTTGTAACATTGGGTTTGTTTTGCATGTAGAATTTGTCATAGAATTTGTCATAGGTCTAACAATTTTTTGTTAATAATTTCTTCTTGCATCTCTTTGTCACTTAGAAACGGATACATATCATGTAATGCTGCTTGATGCCCATTTTTAAGAGCTTGTCCAGGCATAATTTCTTGCTCAGATAAACAAGTGCAGTCAATAATCATTGGGCCCAGAGTCGATAACAATACTTTTATATTGTCAAGATCTTTTTTAGTGGAAACTTTTGCATACCCAATTTTAAATGCCTGA